CGGCGGTTCCGGTGGCTCCGGCGGTTCCGGCGGTTCCGGTGGCTCCGGCGGTTCCGGTGGTTCCGGCTCCCCCTCCCTTTTAGGTAGTTGATTGCCTGGCTGAGCCAGAGCAGGTAATTTTTTGAGAAGATCATCGGCATTTGCCGGATCATTGACGAATTCGAAGAACTCAGCTGGTGACTGATGGAATTCGCGTCGAATCTCAGCCGGGAGCTCGTCGAATATTTCGCGACCCCGGGTGAGCTTCTGGAGTTGTTCGAAGTAATCGAAGTCGGAGAAGTCGGCATACGCCGCTTCGTGTTTATTGACGTGAGATATGGTGCCGGTCTTATCGAACCGGGCCATTATTTTGACAATATCAGTTTCGTCTTTGTGAGATTGCTTCGTGCGCCCGTCGTCATAGACTTTATCGGGTGCAAGCGCCAGGATTTTTATCCGATCCGTGTGCGGACGCGGTTTCACCTGGCTATTAAGATTGGCAAGTAGCTGTGACATTAGTTTTTCCTTTTGGATCGTTTTACGGCCTCGCGGTACACGGCATCAAGAGTGCCGCGTGCCGCTTTAGGATATTTTTTAGCATAGGCGGCGACTGCTTTGAGTCCCGCCTCATTGTGTGTTCTGTTTGGTTCGCTGCGTTTTTTACTTTGCTCGTAGGCGGTATTGGGTATTCTTTCCACTGGTCCGGCTGAAGCCTCTGATATTAGCGGAAAGGTTTTGATTCCTTTTTTCGCGACCTCCGCGCCAGTGGACGCGGCCTTGGAGCCTGCTTTATAAATAGCCCGAGCGATTGCTGCTTTGGGCTCCAGGAGGTCGGCGTTGAGATTGGTGATGCGGGTGGTGGCTGCAATATTTCTCGTTTGAGCGATGCCGATGGCGGTTGTGGCGCCCTTGGCAGCCCCTTCCGCACCGGCAGCACCCACATTCCCCATCGTAGCCATGTTGCCTGCAGGGGATGAAGCGTCGAATTTTCCCGCAAGGATAGGGTTGAGGCCTGCTGCTTTAAGATCAGCCATTCGTCTCTGGATAGCTGTGCTCGACATCCGCTCTTGAAACGCGCGATTAAGCGCTGCTTGAGCGGCGTTGGCTCGGTTAGCATCAGATTGTCCTCGGGCAGAGAAAATGCCGCCAGCAATGCTGGCGGCTCCCGCTATGAGTGCCGGAATCGGCATTACAGCCTGGTTAACCCAGGTACGCCGTAGGTCGGCAGCGGTAAGGCAGCTTTTATTTCGTGATAGAAGTCCGCAATCATATGCGGTTCTGTAGTGATCGCAATTGCGCGATCAAGAGGTGTAGCGGTATTGCTTTGAATGAACGTGTTTCCTAATGCTGGCAATGTGGCGAAGTCCTCTGAGAGGTGCCACACGGCAAGTGTGCCGGCCAGGTCGACGCCGCCAGATGTAGCGGGTCGCATAAGGTTAGTGAGTTTCCCGTGCAGGAAACGGTGTTCGTCGTAGCGGCCGGTGTAACCGAATACTAGGTCATCGGTAGCCGGTGTGCCGGTTCCCGTGATCCAGATTTCGGAATTTAAGATAGCCTGCTCGCCGATATTTGCCATCTCGGGATATACGAAGTCGTAACGTGTAGATTTTGACCAATAGCGGTCAACGCCTTGAGAATAACTCAAGTCGGCACGAAGATTTCCGAGAATGATTATTACGCCATGCTCGACAAACGATTTCGACCAAGCGTGTGTGCCGGATGCGGTGCCGACACCGGCAAGATTGCCCAGTTTGTCCTGGGCTGCGGGAGATGTTGGTGTGCTGGAGGCCGTGTTTTGTGTTACGGGATTTATCATTACCCGAGTTGAGCCTCCACCCAGATATTCCGCCCGTTGCAAGCGGAAATCGGGTGACGTAACGCCCCATCTCGCCTTAAGTGACTCGACATAGCGAGTTCCCGAACGAGCGTCTCGTTCGAGTATGTGTTGCGTTGCGAATGCAAGGCGGATGTCGTTAACGTCGGGTGCGACTGCGAGAGTTAGATCCGCATATAGGCGCGCGAGTCCGGTGTCCTCAGCAGCGCCATGAATGATTGAGTCTGATGTGACCGGGAGAAGGTCACGGTACGAAGAAGTGGTATCCATGAAGATCGAGATTTCGTCGGTGGCTCCGCCACCTGCATGGATTGGTGCGGAAGTGCCCAGCGGAAGGGCAACGGCTGTCCCGCGTTGCGGCGCCGGAAGCGCGCTGGTGAAATAGTCAAAACGCTTGCCGCGTTTGAACGGGTGCGTAGACACGCCAGCATAGGTTGAACTGCTGTCGGGTCCATTGTTGGTCACAAAATCGAATGAGTCCTGCAGCGTCGCTGACCGGAACCAGTCGTTGTATATTTTGTTGTAAGCCCTAAAGGGCATTGCTGACACCGGTACATCGTCCGGTATTGCCAGCGGTGGAAGCCCGAAATAGTCCCACAGTGAGCCCACCACTGTGTGCGCGGCGCCAGCGCCGCTCATTATCGGGATTGTGAAAGAGATTGAGTCGCCAGGATCGTCCTGAGCTCCATGGAAGCGTTCGTGATTGTCCCAAATCGTTCGATATGCGACGAAGAACGCAAAACTTTCAAAATGAAGGTTGTCAAGAATCGGCTCCAACGGAGTCGCAAGTCGCATGAAGAAGGATGTCTTGAAATTGAAAGTCGACCCTGGAATTACATCGATCGGTTGGCAGATCGGAACCAGGTCGTCCGCGTCAAACGCGGTTTTATGTGGATGGGAGAGGTTGAAGGTTGAGCGTGGAATATTCACGCTCGGAGTTTGTGAGAAATTATGTTGAGATCGCATCGGGCACAGCCTCTAGTTGGGGTGGCACTTGTTGTGATTGGGATATGGCCTCGATAGCTTACCACAGGCACTCGTTTTTTTCATCAAGTATTTTGCCCGTCGTGTTGTCCCAGTTGCCGAGTCGCCACAGGGAATAATGCTCCGGGTGTTTTGAAATTGGGTTGTCTGCTGCAGTGCAAATGTCTTGAAATTGACGTCGAACGACGTCATCAGACATTGCGAAATGTGGTGAGTCATAGATTCCCGAGCAAGTATCGTAGACAGCATATATTTGTTGTTTCATTCTAGTGTCCTTGTTTTTCGCGCCTCTTTTGCTTGAGCGCATTTATATTTATCCCGGAGTCTCTCCGGGGTGAAGTCGGCAGCGTGTGCCTGGATGAAGACTTGTCGCGTAGCCTTGACTGATTCCAGCATTGCCGGATTTTGTTGGGCCAGGATATCTTGATAGTAGCGGGGCACGAGTTCATATTGACCGTGTCCTGGTACGGGAGATTGGTCAGATGGGAAAATGTCGCTTGTGAATTTTTCATAAAATTTCGCTCCTATTCCGGACGGTTTACCGCGTCCCGTGGACATGCGGATATATTCCGGCCGTAGCCACATGGCTTCGCCAGTGTCCGGATGGACGCGGAGATAGTGTTCCTGGGCTCGTTTTCCCGTAATTTTTTTGAAGGAGTAGCCCGCGGTGTAAGCGGCATTATGTATGGTGAGCGGGGAAACTGTGGTGAAACCCCAGGGCCAGTGTTGTTGGAGTTCGGTTGAGGTATATGTATGGAAACCTTCGTTATCCTCCCACAAATATTGGTCGTCGAAGGCGTGATTGAATATACAGATGTGATAGTGAGGACGGCCAAGTTCGCCATATTCTCCGCAGTAAAAATAGCGGATTTTATGGTGTCCATTTGCTTTACGCAGAGATCGGATGAAGTTACTAACGTGACTCGGGGCGAGCGAATAGTCTGCAGGGATATAGTGGCCGTTTTTGTATTGTTGTTCGTTACAGGCGTCTGCGCTTCTGTAGGTGAGGGTTGCCCAGGCGTTTTTATCGTGAGTTGATGCTTCGTGGATAATGCGTATTGACCACATGAGACGGTGATCAACGCGGCAACCAAGGCATTGACCGCAAGCCACTTCGAGTGGTTGGGAGCCTTTTTTCTTATCGAACGTGAGTCCGCCGGATTGGTAATCCTTGTAGCCTTTGAGCGGGGCATAACAGGGCATTAAAGCCTGTAGCCACCGCGTTGGTTCGGCGAGCGGTTGTTTTTCCGGTGTACACCGGCGTTCCTACGGAAGTTTTTTTGAGATTTGCGTCTAGACATTCGTCGTCGCATAACAAGAGGCCTTTTTGTAGGTGGATCCGTCTGATGACCCGAGTTTACAGGTTTTTTTTACCTTTGTGCGTTTTTTTCGCCTTATTCCCCAGGAAGGTGACGCTGCCTTCGCACGCTACGGCCGCTGCCTCCCTGGGTCGCTGTGCTGGGGCTGACGCACGTCTGTCGCTTCGCTCCGGGGTTAACCTGTTTTTTTTGTTTTAGGCGCATGGTGGGACCAGTGCGCCAGTACAGTGTCTAGTAGAGCTGTACTGTGTGGCCAAGGCCACGAGAAAGGCCCCTCTCGGGGCCTTTTTTTGTTTAGGGCGGTGGAACCGGCGGTTCCGGTGGCTCCGGCGGTTCCGGCGGTTCCGGTGGCTCCGGCGGTTCCGGTGGTTCCGGCTCCCCCTCCCTTTTAGGTAGTTGATTGCCTGGCTGAGCCAGAGCAGGTAATTTTTTGAGAAGATCATCGGCATTTGC